AGGAAAAGCCAAAATGAAAACTGGCGGAAAAGCTAAAAAGAGGAAGTAACCATGAAAAAGGTAAATGTAAAAGGTCCTAATAGAATTGACTTATCAAAACCAGTACGAGTAAAAGATGTTTTATTCAAAAAAGTATTTGGTCAGGGTAAAGTTAAAACTCAAGGAACAGGTAAAGCTACACAAGGCACAAAGCACAACGCAAGTTGGAGCGGTAAACTGTAATGGGTATAAAAACACATAAGACTAAAGACGGCAGAACTGCTAAAAGAGGTTTATATTATAACATAAACCAAAAACGTAAAGAAGGCAGAAAAATGCGTAAGCCAGGAGCTAAAGGTGCACCTTCAGCATCAGATTTTAAGGCAGCAGCAAGAACTGCTAAAACACACGGTGGTGAACTACACGGTGGTCAAACTAAACTAGATAAAAACAAAGACGGTAAATTATCTGGCGTAGATTTTAAAATGATGAAAAAAGGTGGTGGCTCTAATACTGTTATGTGTAAAGGTAATGGTGTGGCTAACAAAACTAAGGTTACTAAATTAGCATAATTAGGTATACTGATCACAATGGCAACACCAAGAAGAGGCAAGGCTAAAGTAAAAGTAACTAAGTCTGGTAAAAAGGTTAGTTATGGTCAAGCAGGTAAAGCCAAAGACGGTAAAAGAAGAGTCAGACCAGGAACATCTAAAGGCGACTCGTATTGTGCAAGAAGTTTAGGTATAAAAAAGAGGTTATCTAAGAAAAAACAAAATGATCCTAACACTCCTAATAACTTATCAAGAAAAAGATGGAAGTGTTCTGGTGCTAAATCTAGAAGAAAATCTAAGAAGAAGAAATAGTATAGATGTTCGATAAGTTAAAGAAGTTAATTGCAGAAAGAAAAGAGCAGTTAACAGAAACACTCGCTAATGGTGGAGTGCAAGATTTTGAAAGTTATCAAAAAATCGTAGGCGAAATATCAGGTCTGTCGTTTACGGAACTCTTAATTAGAGACCTGCATAAGGATATAGAAGATGACTAAAGAAGTTGCCGCATTCGGCAAAGGTGGCGAACCGATACCAAATTCGGTTGACCGTTTTAAAGAAGAAGAAGTTGAACCTAAGGAAGATTTAAAATTTACTCCTGATAATGTTGAAAAAGATTCTAATTTAAAAGAAGAACTCCCTACCCCCACAGGCTACAGACTAATGGTTTTACCTTTCAGCAGAAAGCAAAAAACTAAAGGTGGTCTATACTTAGCTAATGAAACATTAGAAAAAGAACGTATAGCCACTAATGTAGGATACGTAGTATCGCTTGGTCCAGACGCATACGCTGATAAGGATAGATATCCTGGAGGTGCATGGTGTCAAGAAGGTGACTGGGTGATATTCGGCAGGTACGCAGGAGCACGAATCAAAATTGAGGGTGGCGACTTGCGATTATTAAACGATGATGATGTATTAGCAGTTATAAACGATCCTGAGGATATAGTTTCAGGCTAATATGAATCACGCAACAACAGGAGCAAAACATGGCAGATGAAGCCTTGCAACAAGAAGCTGAACAGGAAGAGTTAACGGAAGTTGAACTCCCTGAGTCAGAAGATGATGAGGATGAGGAACTTCAAGAAGAGGAACCTCAACAAGAAGCTAAAAAAGAATCTGATGAAATAGAAGATTACAGCGAAGGCGTTAAAAAACGTATCGCTAAACTGACTTATAAGATTCGAGAAGCTGAAAGACGTGAACAGGCAGCAATAGATTATGCTAAGTCTGTTCAGGGTGAACTTAATCAGACAAAAAATAAACTTTCAAAAACTGATCAGAACTTATATGATGAGTATAAAGGTAGAGTTGGGTCTGAACTTCAGTCTGCTCAAGACCGATATAAAAAGGCATACGAGATGGGCGATACAGACGCAATGCTCGAAGCTCAAAAAGATGTTGCTAAATTAGCAGTAGAAGAGGAAAGCCTTAATCGAGTCAAAGCAAAAAATACTGAAGAGGTACAAGAACCTGTTGTTGATGTTGAAAAAGAAATACAATCTAGAAGTCAACCTCAACAACAAGCTCAAGTAGAAGCAGATCCTAAAGCTCAGGAATGGGCTAAACAGAACGAATGGTTCGGCTCTGACGTAGCTATGACTACTAGTGCTTTTGCTTTTCATAGGCAACTAGTAGAACAAGAGGGTTACGATCCAACTTCTGATAGCTATTACGCAGAAGTGGATAAAAGAATGGCTGAGGCTTTTCCTCATAAATTAGGAAAAACTCAACAGAACACTGTGAACGAGGTAGTAGCTGGTTCAAGTAGAGGGTCTACAACAGCAAGAACACGTTCACGTAGAAAAGTACAACTCACACCGAGTCAAGTAGCAATAGCAAAAAGATTAGGTGTGCCACTAGAAGAATATGCTAAGCATGTTAAGGAGTAGAAAATGGTAGATAAAAATAACGAAACTACTAACACAGATCGAACCTCCAGATCTGCAGAAAGTCGAGAAAAAACTTCACGACGAAAACCATGGAGTCCACCGTCTTTATTAGACGCACCCAATCCACCAGAGGGCTATGTATACAGATGGATACGTGAGTCAATGGTTGGGCAACAAGATCAAGCGAATATGTCTAAACGTATTCGTGAAGGTTGGGAGCCAGTAATGGCTAAAGACCATCCTGATTTTGAAGCACCATCCCTTGATGAAGGTAAACACGCTGGAGTCATAGGAGTTGGTGGCTTAATCCTCGCTAAGATGCCAATCGAGACGATCGAAGAAAGAAGGCGATATTACGCCAGACTTGCTAACGATCAGATGGATGCAGTGGACAATAATCTTATGCGAGAGAGTAATCCTATTATGCCTATAGACAATCCGTCTAGGTCATCTAAGATTACTTTTGGAAGCGGAGGTTCTAAAGGCTAGTACTTTAGAACTATATTTTGAACTTATATTAACAATAAAGGTGATATAAATGGCTAATGTAAATGATCCTAACGGATTTACACCAGCATACCATATGAGTGGTGGCACTATTAGACCTTCAGAGTTCGCAATCGCAAGTGGGGCATCAGGTGATATTTTTTCAGGTGATGTCGTGAAATTGACAAGTGGTTACGTTCTTCAAGGTGGTGCAACCGACGCTCCTCTAGGTGTGTTTTACGGTGTACAATACACAGCAACAGATGGTACTCCAGTTTGGTCCAGAAAATGGCCAGATGGTACCGCAACACTAGGTTCTGCAGATGCTAAAGCATATGTATATGCTGATCCCGATATAGTCTATGAGGCACAGTACACAGGTACTCCTACTCAAGCAGACGTCGGTAAAGTACATACTATCTCTACAACTGCAGGTGATACTAACAACAACCGTTCTAAAGAAGGTGTGACTACTACTACTGCTAGTGGTATTGCTAAACAGGTTGGCTTCGTCGATAGACCAGACAACTCAATTGGGCAATATGCTAGAGGTTTATTCATATTCCCAGCTTCTGTATTCGGCAACGACTAAAAGGTGATATAAATGGCAATTAATAGAGCTCAACTAGTAAAAGAACTCGAACCAGGATTGAACGCACTTTTTGGTTTAGAGTACGATCGTTATGAAAACGAACATGCGGAAATTTTTGATACTGAGAATTCTGACAGAGCTTTCGAAGAGGAAGTAATGTTAGCTGGCTTTGCACAAGCTCCTGTAAAAGGGGAAGGTGCTTCAGTTAGTTATGATACAGCTCAAGAAACTTTCACATCTCGTTACACCCATGAAACTGTCGCTTTAGCCTTCTCATTGACAGAAGAAGCAATCGAAGATAACCTCTACGATAGCCTATCTTCTAGATATACAAGGGCTTTAGCACGTTCAATGGCTAACACCAAGCAGGTAAAAGCTGCGAATGTTCTTAACAATGGTTTCTCAACTTCCTTCCCAGGAGGCGACGGCAAACCTTTAATGACTACAGATCACCCAACTTTAACAGCTGGCGATCAGTCAAATGAACCTTCAACTGCTGCAGACTTGAATGAAACTTCATTGGAGAATGCTTTGATCGATATTTCTCAGTTTAAAGACGAGAGAGGAATTAAAATTAATGTTCAAGCAAGAAAATTAATCGTTCCTCCTCAACTGCAATTTGTAGCTGAGAGAATCCTTCAAACTCCAGGAAGAGTATCAACTTCTGATAATGACATCAACGCAATGAAAAACATGGGAATGTTCCCAGAAGGTTACGTTGTTAACCATTATCTAACAGATACTGATGCTTTCTTCATCAAGACTGATGCTCCTAATGGTATGAAGCACTTCGTAAGATCACCTATGTCAACTGGCATGGAAGGTGACTTCGAAACAGGAAACGTAAGATACAAAGCAAGAGAAAGATATTCTTTCGGCTTTAGTGACTGGCGTGGAATGTACGGTTCACCAGGAGCTTAATCCTTTCGGGGTAGACGTTTTTACGTCATTTAAGGGAGCTTCGGCTCCCTTTCTTTTTTCTAGGATACGTTATATCATTCAATTCTAGGACTTTTTAACTTGTTTTACCAACTGACCTAGCAGACAAGCCAAGATGGTGAAACTTATTTCCGTAGGAGGAAATTATGGCAAATTCAACTTTTAGCGGACCAGTCCGCTCCAAAAACGGTTTTCAAACTATCTCAGAAAACTCAACTACTGGTACAGTTACTGTTACTAGTGGCGATAAAATAGCAAATGAAGCTGTTGCAAGTGCTGGTATTGAAGGCACAGCAGCAGTTTACATCACTCAGGTAGACAGACTACACAGTGATGTTGACACTAACGTTAACATAGTAAAATCTACTATCATGATTGACTTAACTGGGTTAAAAGACGGTGGAACTGCAGGCGATATTATCGGTAAAGATGGCTCAGGTGTTGCTTATATAGCACAGGTTACAACAGCCAACCAAGGTGTTGTTTTTGGTGTAACTATGACATGTGTAGAAACTCCTGCTGGCGGAAGCACAGACATTGATCTGTACTCAGCTACTGAAGGCACAGGTGTAAACGATACAGCTATCGGTGATTTAACTGAAACTCAAATCATTAACGCTGGT